GACATCATCACACAAAACATCACCATTTTGGACGACATCACCATCGCTGACACGCTCAGTATTGGAAGCAACGTGTACACGTCAAACATGACTGCCAGTAACGTAGTCACACAAAACATAACTGTTTTGGACGACGTCACCATCTTTGACACGCTCAGTATTGGAAGCAACGTGTACACGTCAAACATCGAAACCCTTCGATTGGTGGCTGATGCGCTTGTTACTTCAAACGAGGTTGTGCACGACTCTCTAAGTGTCGGAAGCAATGTGTTCACGTCAAATATAGAAACGAACGTATTCACAGGAAATAATGTGGAATTTACAGATGGGTTTGTAAGGGATTCTTTAAGTGTGAGTAATACTGTACACACATCTAATTTGGTGGGTGATTTTATTTCTGTATCTAATCTTGATGTGTTAAATGATCTATCAATCCAAGGGACAATTTATACCACACAAGTAATTACCGGAACATCTGAGATAAATAATATAAATACGTCAAATATAACTGTAAGCGATACCGTAACTACTTCAAATCTAATAAGCTCAAATATAAATTGCAGCAATCTTAGCACATTCGACCACGCCTCAACAAACATTGTATCTCAAACATTTCTTTCACGAGACATTACTTCATCAAATGCAGTTATTAAATCTTCATTGTCTGTGCTGGGTCCAATGAAACTTGATGGCATTTTTGAAACAACCCCATATTCTCTGAGATTTAGAAGCAATATGACTGTCATTTTCCCAAAAAAAAACACGAATCCAGTATCTCCGCCTGAAGGATCTCTGTGGTACAATAACACAGATAAGCAATTTTATGGATCTGGAAGTAATAATATTTATTTCAATTTAGGTAACAAATATATCAAATTAGATTCTTCTACAAACAATGTCAAAATATATAAATCAGACTCAACAACAAGTGCAATACGTATATTAGATTCAGATAATCAAATTCAACTAAATCTAGACTGTGAATTCGATTCAAATGTAAATATCGTAAACACGTTGACAACAAGTAACTTAACTACAACAGGTGACTCTGTCATGAGCAGTTTGTCGGTTAATACTGTTCATTTTGACGAAGCTCTGAATATAACATCTGCAGGCAATCTCACATTAAGCTCTAATCTTGATGTGAATGGAATTTTAAAAGTGAACAATGTAGTGTTCCCAATGAATCCAACACTCTCTGATGTTTCAAAAGTACTTGCTGTGAACTCAACAAGTAATTATCAGTTGATGTCTTTATTTCAGGAAAAATTTGCTTGCGAATTTAAATCGTTATTCGGGACGTTTCAAACCGGAATCGAGCTCGACCAGTTTAGTGGTCTTTTCGATTTTGGAGTACCCAAAAACTGGTTGACGGGTTGGAACGCATCATTATTTGATAGCGTAACATTTATACCATCTGGAACTGGTACGACACCGACTCCTGGTGTTGAGTTTTTAGTTCCAGGTGATACATCAAATGTTGATATGAGTACGCTTCAGAATTTAGAAACATATGACACTTCAAATATGAATTTTCAACAATTTCTGAATATAAGCACATATAAAGCTAACGGACAAAAACATACTGATCTATCGGGAATTGCAGTGACAGATGACTATAACGTCGTAACGCCAAATTACTACTTTTTGATTGGTACCATTGACCCAAACAACGAATTGTTTAAATACAAATTTAAACACGATTTCGAACGGTTTTACAATCCAGCAGATAGTAGTGGAAAACAATATCCTAATTATGGATACTCGCCCGTATTAGATTCAATTCGAGTTCCACATCAATCATTCCATCGCCAAGGAACAAATATGTTCATGGTTGAATTCATAAACACATACAATAACACCCCTGTTGTGAGCAGTACATGGGATTCGTCAAATGTTTACCACATTCCAACCTCAGAACCTGAACGTCGTTCAAACTATCATTTAAACGAAGACGGGGCTAGTTTCACCTCTAAAACTAACGAGATTGGATTGTTCCCACACATTACATACACACTTTGGCGTAACAGTGTAGATGCCAAGTTTTATACTACGAAATCAAACAATGATATTGGATGGAATAATGGAAACGCATTTGATGCATTTGAGTTGTATTCAAATAACGGTCTGTTAAAAACGTTGTATCATGAGACGTATGCGTTTATATATCCGGATGGAACAGCTACAGCTTCCGAATTGGATACATTTTTTGATACTAATATCAAAAGTTCAAATATTCAGTTTCATTCAAACTTAAACTCTAATGGAAATTTCGTTGCAAACAACTACAACAGTATTACGTTTGTGAAAGATGTAACATTTCCTCAACCAGCATAATTCATAATTCATAAATAGTTTTCATACTTGTGGATAATCTTTGAATTGTTTTCGTATAATGCCTTCGAGAGTTCGTACGCAACTTGTTCAAAAGGATGTTCATACTCGAACATGCTATCATTTTGTTTTTGAGTTTGTGCATCAAATCCAAATCGTTTTACAAATGAATCTGCTAGCGAAGATGCAAACTCATGAAAAAGTTGTAGATTGTACGAGTTGTTTTTTGTTGTATAAATGATGTTGTTCAAATCTGGATTTGTTCGAATCTGATTGTAAAGTCCGTGCGAATCTATTGTATCTGTGACTTTCCATCCAAACACGTCTATTAGCAATTTGTTGAAAGGAATTGGATACATTCTTTGGTACACATGAAGAAACTCGTGTAATAACAGCGTACGTCGTGAATCTACATCCAATCCAAAAAAGTATGAATAGGGAAGAAAAATAGTATCCCAATGAGTATGAGGATAGTTGTTTTCAATATTTAGAGTGTCGTCAAAAAAGTATAGTTTCCACGGAATTGTAGACAATCGACTATAAGGTCTCAGTATATTTGAACAGAATAGAATATCCGAATATAGTGTTTCCTTTTCTTTACGATTCAAATTCATGAAATCTTTTTTATAATTCAACAGGTGTTTACGAACAGATAAATTCAAAGAAGATAATCTTGAATGATACGTTTCGATATAATCTTCCATTGTATTTATTTAAGAGAAACAAACAATAATTTTGAAATAACATGCCGACATCTGATGAATATTGTTTAGAAATCAAGACAATTCAGTCTTCGACTATTAAAGTTTTGGTGGAAGCTTTAAAAGAGATCTTAACTGATACCGTTATTGAGATATCTCCAGACTACATTAAAATTTGTACGATGGATAGCTCTCATATTATCTTAATTCATCTCAAACTCGATGCTGATAAGTTCGAATATTTCTATTGTGATGGACCAAAATTAATTGGAGTCAACATTTTAAATTTGAACAAGATCATAAAAACAATAAGCAATAACGATACGTTAACTTTATATATGACGAAAGAAGATTGTAACCATTTATGCATCAAGATTGAGAATAATGAAAAGCACACACAGCGAACCACAAAATTGAACTTGCTTGATTTGGAGAATAATAACTTTGACATTCCTCCTGCAACGTTTCATTCCGTGATCACGCTTCCTTCGAATGACTTCCAAAAAATATGTAGGGATATCAACAATTTGTCTGATTTGGTGGAAATAAAAAATGTACAGAACCAACTGATCATCTCATGCACAGGCGATTTCTGTAGTCAAGAAATCGTAATCAGCGATAGCGACACACAAACGGTAGATGGAAATCAAGAGATATTTCAGGGATTATTCAATGCAAAATATCTTGTATTGTTTACAAAGTGCACAAATCTATCAAATACAGTGGAGTTATACTTGAAAAATGATTACCCATTAATTATTCAGTACACGGTTGGTTCGCTAGGGTCTGTAAAACTGTGCTTGGCACCACAACAGGATGAACAAGTATGAGTCACTTTTAATCTTTAAAAATGGCTTCACCATGATATAACTTTGGAATGTCATAAAAGTCTATATTTTTATATTTCGCATCTTGTGTGGATATCCATACTTTTATGATGCAAAAGTTTTTTTTGGGACTGACCGATATACCATCAATCATTCCTTGATTCAAATCATTGTTCGTCAATAAGGATTCCGTACATATACGCACGAGAGCATATTCCATGACATACTGGACGTTACTTTTTAAAACTTTGATGGATAAGAAACAAAAATTCTTATTGCTGTTATAATTGTCGTCCCATTTTGGGAATACACCATGTTTCATGAAAAAAAACATTCCCATTTGAAGCGTATCTTTCATTATGTCAAATATTGTCCAAAAGTCGGTTGCGTTATCATAACTACATAAAATTTCATAACTCTCACGATTCCAATTGGAATCCATATAATCATGAAAGTAAACGTTCCATGTGTTTGACAGGGACATAGTACCTAGTTAGTTCATAATGATATCTGTGTCCTTAAATATCATTTCATCAAAAGAACTATTAATCACAAAAACATTGGTGTCGAAAGGATTATTCGTAATCATACATAATTCTTTTGCTGTGATTTTGAAGTTTGTTTTCAGAGTTTTCAACAAATAGGTATAGTTCTTTTGTCCAATAAACATTAGTTGACTTTCGTTTGCCAGTAGATTATATTCGTCAGTCAAATGAGCGGTTTTTGTAACATATCTGATCAACTTTCCTTCTTCAAACATAACTTTTTCAAGCACCATATTTGAATGTACACATTTCTTGAAAAAACATAGTTTGAATGGACACACTTGAATATAAAGAATCGGCAACCATTTCGATAGAAATGAATTGAAATATAGTTTTCGGTTTGAATCTAAATCATGGCCTTTTGTGTACAACTCGATGCTTTTTTTCTGTGTAAAGAGTTTGATTTTTTTTGTGATATATTGTTCGAGAATTGACATCTGCTTCACTCCAAAAATTAGTTTGTTCAATACGAAAGAGGACTTCATTATTTAAAATTATTTTATATATAAAGCTTAAATAATGTATGAATACGATCAAGTTATTTCTGATCTCAGAAAGTTGACACCCGTCCAACTTAATGAAAGACTTCCTTTTATTCAATTAAATGTTTTAAAGAAAATTATTCACATCGCTGATAATGAGTATTATAATGGGGGTGATGTTATTTTCTCAGACGAAACCTATGATACTATTCGTGAATATGTGCAAAAAAAGGATAAGGGCTTCGAGAAAGTCGGAGCACCAGTTAACAATGGCTCGACTACTACGCTCCCGTTTTGGATGGGAAGTATGAATAAACTAAAAGAACATATTTACACAGAAAAAGAGGTAGTGATCAGTGACAAATTAGATGGAGTATCATGTTTATATCATTTCAAAAACGGTAATGTACAATTATTTACCCGAGGAAATGGTAAGGTGGGTCAAAACATCACCCATCTGTTAAAGGATATAGTATTCAATGAAAATCTTTCAATCGGTGATCATACGCTTCGAGGAGAGCTTATTATGAAGGATATTGTGTTTGAAGATATCCAAAATGAGCTGAAGGCATCGAATGCAAGAAACACGGTGTCTGGATTTGTAAATTCAAAGTCGCCCAACAAGCTTTTGAAGGGCAAGATTGAATTTGTTCCATACGAAGTTCTTATTCCAAAAGGTGTGGATCACCAAGTCATGTCACCAAAATCTCAATTTGAATTTCTAAAGTCAAATGGATTTAATTATGTTGATTATTTTATATCAAAAGGAACTGCGACAGAAGAACTTAAATCTTACTTGAAAGAGAGAAAAAACTCGTCCCCATATTCAATTGATGGAATCATAGTTGCTACCAACGAGGAATACAATATCGTTCCAAATAAGAATCCAAAACACGCATTTGCATTTAAAGAGCTCACTTCCGAAATTGAGAGCGCAGTCACAACAATTGAGAAAATCGAATGGAAATTGTCGAAAGATGGTTATTTAAAACCGACGGTCGTATTAACTCCTGTTTTGATACAAAATGTACGTATAAGCAGAACAAGTGGATTCAATGCAAAGTATATTAAGGACAATAAGTTAGGCAGAGGAAGTATTGTGACTATTGTAAGAAGTGGAGACGTCATTCCTTATATTCAAAACATTCTTGAATCAACTGAGGCGGAGATGCCCAAAAAGGATTTCATTTGGAACAATACCGGAACTGATATTATGTTGAAACCTGTAACAGACAACGAATATGATGAATTGAAACAAAAACAATTCGAATATATGTTAACCACATTGAACTTTAAAGGATTGGGAAAAACAAATATAAAAAAACTGTTTGATTCTGGGATTCGTTCCATACGTGATGTATTTGAATTAACTACAGATCGTCTTATGACAATGGATGGATTTTCCCTCAAATCGTCAACAAAACTCATTGATGAAATCAAGCAAAAGAAAAGTAATTTGAAATGTATTGACTACATGGTCGCTTCCAATATATTCGAAAGAGGTTTTGCAGAAAAAACTCTAAAGAAGATTCTACATAAGTATTCAATGGATGACAATCCTCCTAGTGTTTCACAATTGACAACCATTGATGGTATATCGAACACCAAAGCACAACAATACTTAACTAAATTACCATTATTCTTGAAATTCATCCAAGAAAACAATCTTCATGATTGCATTCGAACACGTCTTAAAGTTTCTAACGCAAACGCGAATGTTAACAGGAAAGCGAACACGAACGCAAATGCGAACTCGAATGTTAACAGGAACGCAAATGCAAATGCGAATGCAAACGCAAATGCGAACTCGAATGTTAACAGAAACGCAAACGCAAATGCGAACTCGAATGTTAACAGGAACGCAAATGCAAATGCGAACTCGAATGTTAACAGAAACGCAAACGCAAATGCGAACTCGAATGTTAACAGGAATGCGAACGCAAACGCAAACGCAAACGCAAATGCGAACTCGAATGTTAACAGGAATGCGAACGCAAACGCTAATTTTTCAAAAAGAAACTCTAAAACTCCATTATTAAATGATCAAATCATAGTTTTCACAGGATTCAGAGATAAGTTATTAGATGAATTCATTGAAGATAATGGTGGAAAAACGTCAGCGACAATATCAAAAAACACAACAATGGTTATTTACAAAGAATCCAACAGAGAAAAATCCAAAACAAAAATACAACAAGCAATAACCAAAAACATTCCTTTGATTGAATTGAATGACTTCAAACTTAAATACAATGTTACTTTTTAACTCGAATTGATGTTCATTCACAAAGACATCCATCATGTGTTGATATAGAAGATGGACAACATTCTTTAGAAACAGCACACTCATTCATTATTTGGTATCTTTCATCAAAAAAAATCACATCATCAATATCTAGTTTTTTTGCATCTAATGTTTCCTGAAATGTTTCTATTTTACAATTCGCATCACGAATGTAGATCAGAAATGAAGTCATTAGTAATAAGAGTGCCATGATAGAAATCGCATAAAACAAATAGTTCGAATTCATATTTTATATTACTGACATTACAAATTCATGTATACATATGACTGATGAACGATTGATTACCATCAGACACTTTTATATATTGGTCCACATGATCTTTTGTTATGATGTTGCACGTTGATTCTGAATCACCGTTCAATCTATCTATGTTTATATTTGAAACAATTCTCTCGAGAGATCGTTTGAGATTTCTAACTCCTGCCTCTTTTTGTGTTTTTTGAATAACATAATCTAGGGTTTCATCTGCAATAGTTACATCATGCATGTTGAAAGATTTTTTAACATTCGGAAGTAGGAACTGTTTTGCAATCTGTATCTTTTCAGAATGAGTGTAATCTTTGGTATGAATTGTGATCATTCGATCTTTTAAAATGGGATTTATCATTTGGTCATTATTGTACGTGAATATAAACAAACACTTTGATAAGTCAATAGGAACATTCGAAAAATAGTTGTCAAAGAAACTCTCGTTTTGTGAAGGGTCTGTGATGTGAATAAGAAGATTTATGATTTCCATACCACGTGACGAATCGCTTATTTTGTCCAATTCGTCAAAATAAATAACTGGATTCATACAATTTGCTTGAATCAATAAGTCCACGATTTTGCCACATGTGCTTCCTTCGTACGTAAAACTATGTCCAGACAAGTATGAACTGTCATTGGAACCACCCAATGGAACAAATGCAAATGGTAATCCAAGTGCCTTACAAACACCATCTTTAATCAATGTGGTTTTCCCAACACCTGGGTTTCCATGAATACCAATAACATTACCCTTTGATTGAGGATTCGAAATCCACTGTGCTACAATGCGCATGATTTGATCTTTCGCTTGAGCGTGACCATATACTTCTTCCTTCAAAATTCGTGAAGTTGTATCTAGAAACTGTTTAATATCTTCTTTTGATGATGTATTTGATACTGGAAGTTTTATGTGATTCCCGAAGGGAATTTTGCACAATTTTTGGATATAATTGGCATGTTTATTGTATTCACCTGAAGACTTTTCCATTCTGGATATCGCCGAAAACTTTTCCAATGTGATACTCTTCACATATGGGTTCATGTTCGAGTTTAGAATTCTGAATTTCATAGGAATGCTTGTATTTAAGTTTTGATTCAACGTTTCCTCGTATACTTTAGATAAGTTTTCTTGTTCGAATTTATCAAGTTGATTAAAATATATGAGTTCATCTTTTTGAAGTGTTGAATGAAGAGTTTTTTTCAAACCCTTCTCATGATTCGGAGAAGCAGATGTATTCGTTGTAATTTTCTGTTCACAATTAGAATCAAATATAATATCTGATTTTTTTATCGCATTAATGAGTTCGGACTTCAGTTTCCTCTTTACTTCTTCAATATACTCTTCATCATACTCCTCTTCATCATACTCCTCTTCATCATACTCCTCTTCATCATACTCCTCTTCATCATACTCCTCTTCATCATACTCCTCTTCATCATACTCATTCTTTACGTCTTCAGTATTCTCTTCATCATTATCTTCCAATTGATTATACTGTGTTGATTTATCATGAGAATATGGACTGTCTTCATTCTTTATAACAGGTTTCGATTGTTCACACGATTCATTTGATTCATTTTCAAATTTATTCATCTCGATATTTTCAGTTATGGAATCAACAACACTCTCGTCAACACTCTCGTCATCGCTTGATATGCATTCATCCACTTTTGGATCATATTCAGAGTCTGTATCAGAAATTTCATCAATATTCATTTCTGTATATTTTCTTTTCACTTGAGATCTCGTCTTCATTATTCAGTGAAATACGTCCTTTCCTTTTAATCATTGAAAACACATCACTTTTTAAATCATTTTTGATGGGATTCAATAGTGAAAAAAGCAAGATAACTGATAGGAATCAGAATCTAATTAAAAACATTCAACAATCTAATTAAATAAATGAGTGATGAATGGAACAAATGGAACTCACATTTAACTTCTGGAATATATAATCCGCCTAAAATCGGTTGTCATTATTCTCAATTACCGATTGACTGGTTGGAAAAAAACAAAATCGATACTATTTTTGGTACAGACAGACGAGTATTTAGAGAAATAACCAGAAAATACCGAGGATGTCTGTATATTTGGTATCAGTCTGAACATGACATCATCCAATTCTGGACGAAGTCATTAAATACCGCAATTTTAGTTCGAAATGCTTTGTTGGATCGTATTGAGTTAATGCAGAAAGTGTTTCGACATCGTTATAAACATAAAAATAAAAGAATGAAAATGAAAAAAGAATCAAAGTAATTAACTTATTGAGTTGAAAAGTTGCTAGATAAATCAGATGAAGTTTTATTGTTCCGCAAATGCTTTAATTTTTCAGACAGAGTCATACTTTTAATAATGTTATTCAAAATATTCTGATCACCATCATCATTCCATGGTTTATCGTTAGATCCATAATTACCTCTTGATCTATCGTTGTAAATTTGTTTACAAAAGAAAGAGTTTCCACAACATATTGCGTGAATTCTTCGTGCTTTCGCTTATATTTTTAATGTACCAATCTAAAATGTTTTCAAATACTTCTTTGTCGATTATATGTATCATTCTATGAATTAGAGTTTAATTCGAATACGCAAGTCCACCCATACCAGACATCACACGTAATACGTTATAATTTACAGCAAACACCTTTATTGTTGATGTGTTTGAAACTCTGTCCAAGTTTAATGTTGCATTATCAATGCGTGACATGTTACAAGTTCCAGACGGTTGGTGCTCTTCTGGTTTGAGTGCAAACGAGTATACATTGATTCCTTTATCAATTGGAACTCTATTGTGATGTTGATAAGGTTGTACGTATTGAAAATACGAAGGCTTTCGGACGGAAAACCGTTCGTGTCCATTCAGCTGTAATTTTGCAGATTCGTACGTTGTTGTGTATCTACCAATACCAGAGTTATTGTCTTTCTCAACCCATATCAACTCTTTCACTGGATGGTTGAAATTAAGTTTGAGTTTGTTCGTTCCAGATTCGTCCCCGGTAAACTGTAACTGTTCGATTAAATACTCATGTGATACCTGAGCGAACCGTCTGCGTTCATCTGTGTCGAGATAAATGTAATCAACATACAAAGATGCTGAACGCATATTTCCTTCGTTAGCTAATAATGACACAGGCATCGTGTATTTTGGAGTAGAACCAGTTTCAGGTGTAATCAGATTATCATACACAGCCACTTTGGGTGAAAACTTGATATTGAGTTTCACCTCGTGATATTGAAGCGCAATGAGCGGTAAAGCCAATCCAGGATTGCGATTGAACCAGAACTGAAGGGGGATGTATAACGTTGTTCCCTCGACCATTTGTTTATATCCATTCCAGTGTCCCTCGGTTTGAGATAATTCATTCCAAATAGCCAACCAATCGCCATAATGTTTATCAATACGTTGTCCGCCAATTTCAATTTCTACGTAATCAATGATTTTGTGACCTAACCACTCTTGAGTGGGGAACGGTATCGAAGAAACTTGAGTAGTAGTGTAAGTTAATTCGGTGAATGTTCCTGAATCCTCCGTAAACACTGTATATGTATTGTTTCCAAGTTGATCTCGAACTTGTACTACTGTTGAGTTAGGTGTTGGTTCGGGAACAATTTGAAACGTACTTGGAATCACATAATATATTTGTGCGCCTGTTACGTCGTATGTTAATGCTGTGCTACCTGAAGCGTCGGTATAAACAGTAAGGTAATTATAGTTTGTAGAACCATCGTCATATGATATCGTTACTTGTTCACTCCCGATAGCAAAATCATCAGAGTCAACAACAACATTAGACCGAGTAGAAATTTCGTAATAATTTGTACCAAAATCCGGTGTCACGAACATTGAATTTATTTGGTTAATTGTAGGTTTTGGATACAGATTCTTGGTGTAATAATGATCACCGTTCAATACGTTAGGTACAGTAACATCATCTTGATCGGCGGTATATGTTTGTGGAAGTGCTTCAAGCTCAACCTGCAAATATAGTCGGGAGATCAAATCTCCGTTTCTCGAAATCGTACAAGTTACCTTTTTGTCAAAATCAGGTTTTCCATTAAAAGTTTGTTCTATTGACTCCATGGAAAAGTTTGTATGTCGTCTATAAACTACTTTAAAAAACGTGATTTGTGGATTACCTGATAAATAGATATCTTGTGCTCCATATGCCACTAATTGCATCAGACCTCCACCCATTTCTTTTTATATTATATATCATATTTAAAATATATTATTTGTTTCGTTTTTGTATGTTTATTTCCTTAGTTGTTCTTCATCAGAAATTTTGTTCGCACAAAGTTGTTCACAACAATCATATACACGAACAATTACATATGTCAAACAAATGTAGAAAACACATGAACCAAACATGAACAAAACAACATATGAAAACACATTCATTGAATGTGTATGTGTGGATATTCATTTCACAATTTTGCAAAATTCATTTTTTATACACTATCGGGGAATTTCTACTTAGAGTATTTAATTTCAATTGACTTTCGAGTGATTGAACATAAACTTTTAAACACAAAAAACAATATGATAATGAGTTGATTCAGCATTCAAGTATCGTCCAGACCTTCATACACATAATACTCAAAATATTTATTTTATAATTCTCAAATCCATATTGATTGAATCTATCCGTTTTTTCGCTAAATTACGCAACATTTCGTTTTTGCTAGTTTGAACTATATGACGCAATCGTATAGACTGGTTTATCAAATTATGGACAAGATTAAGCTTCTCAATTTGTTTTTGTAACTTTTCAATCTCCATATACAACTCCTTATCATTTGTTATTTTAGAATCGAACAATTTCGAATGGGTATTCTCTTTCGAATCCTTTGATTTCATTATTTTCTTAAATCGTTCCGTCCTTATTCATAAATTGATTTAAAACTTATTCGCACTATATATCCAGAAACAAAATTAATTTTTTATTTTTTCATGAATGTAATCGTTGGTATCATGCCCGAGTGGTCTAAGGGGGTGGACTTAAGCTCCACTGTACTATCGTACGCGCAGGTTCGAACCCTGCTGATACTACGACGATTACTTTTTTCTCTACTAGTAAATAACAATGTTATATTACTATATGATCGCTTCTGTTGTGCTAGGGTTAGTATTTGGTAGTTTTTACATGGCGTATAAAATATCGTAATTGTTTTCATTGAATGATACATTATGTTTCAGTTCCATGTAGTTTTATTTTACGAAACTTTGATCGTAATAAAAATGCATTTATAAACACAAAACATACATTTTTATAAAAAAAAAACAAATAATGATTGTTCTTGCTGAAAACGATTCACATGATTGTGAAGATGAAACCATAATCTCAAATCTTAATCTACACAGTTCCGTCGAAGAATGTGAATGTTGTATATGTTTAGAGAAATTGACACATTCAAATCACGAACCTGAACCAAAACCTTTGGTTATTTTAGCATGTGGACATGAATTACACGAACACTGTTTGTGTACTTATATCCGACATAATACGATAAACGGTGTTCGAACAAACAAATGTCCTCTGTGCAAAAAACTTATCTCATTGAATACACAAACCTTTTATGAGGTTCAATTGATAAATAAAAAAGGGATTTCTTTTTTTGTATTTGGAATATTTTTTCTTGTCCAAGTGATTCAATTGTCAACAATTTTCATAAGCACCCCATCACAACCTGACTGAACCTTAAAGTTTTAATTCTAGTTCTGAACCGTTCAAATTGAACTCTAAGTGCATTCCAGAGTCATTTTCTCTAAAGAGAATGGGTTGAACGACACCATCAGTTACCGTTGCTGGTTTTATCCAAGCTCCAAAAGTGAATGCGTCCATATTGATTCCACCTAATTTGCTCCCCTCAATCTTTATGTAAGATGCATCATCCAGCTTTAATGCGATTGTACCTGATTTGTGTCCTTCCACTTGAACAGGATTTACGGCATTCATTTGAACATTGCTATATGACGAAGCTCCTGCATTGATATTACTATTCTCGAAATTATAAGAACCAATCAAACTGTCAGTCAATGAAGAGTTATAAGTAGTCGTTGACATATTCATGTTTGTAACTGCAGGCAAAGGATGAAAGGAGTCTCCATCACCGAGTTCTATGATTGGAGAACCATTTCTAATCCCGAATGAAAACACACCTTGTTTGTAAAGAATGGGTTCAAATGTATCTAAATTTTCGTTTTTCACCCAAGCCATCATTGTGCAATTGTTCAATATCGGACCTTGAATTTCACTGTTATCAATCTGTATGTATTGATTCAATTTCGAATGGAATGCGGTTCCAGACATCGCATAGGTTCCAATGTCTGTTGTAAAATCATTAGAAATGTTTGTACTTGGTTCGATTAATACACCATCGTTATTACCAGCTTCATCATTAACATTTGAGCCATTTTCAATATTTTCGAAGTCGTGTCTCATTACAAGGTTGTTCGCGAATGTGAATGTATTTATGGAATGGATCTCATCTTTGCTCAAAATGGTATTGTATAATTGAACTTCGTCTAATAAACCATGAAAAAAGTTTGTTGTATCTGACCCAACAACGACATCGGATACTACAGCTAATTTTGAAGCAACAGCGTCGCTCATTTGAAAAGTGTCAATCAATTCGTTATTACAATAGAATTTGACGGTTTTTGCCGTTTTGTCTGTAACGACAGTTAAATGATTCCACATATCTGGACTGATTACGTTTGAACTGACAAAGGACGTACTCATTTTATTCTATCGTGATAAAAAATATGTTTCTTAATAAATAAATGGTAAAGTGTAGCAAAAACTCAGACGACGACACGTGTAGAACGTTTAGAATTATATATTCTAGCATCGGATATGTGTCGCCCAAAACATCATATTATAAAGGAAAATCACCTAACGCAGTAGCACGAAAATTTGGAACTATGTTATTCAGACTATCCAAGGATCCGCTAGGCAATAAGTACAAATTCCGCAAGGATAATACGATGCAAATCAAAATGAAGGAAACTACCCGTGGTTCAAAACATAAAGAATATGATTACACACTAGAAAAACAAGACTTAGAAGAACCAAATGTGCGATTCCTTCCTGATAATACTAAATTAATTACAACTCATAAGATAAACGTATATCCGTTCGTATCGAATTCAGTTGGAGGAGATAGTCATGAAAAAGCAGCAGAGAGCGATGCAATGTAAATAATTCAAAACTAAAATAAAAAGTGATATATGCTTTTAAAAACAGTTAACAATATGCCAAAAAGAAAAGAACTAGAATCTCACGATGGACATAGCGGTCATGTGCAAAACGAATGGAACAAACGTCAAAAAACAGAAGTTTCAAAATATCAGCATACTTTGGAACATGAAAAAAAACATTCACATGAAGACATATTTTACATTAGTTAAGTAATATAGATTTATCTGGCTAATTATTCTATAATTAACTCATTTTCTTTAATAAATGTACATAACATTCTGCACAAACAGTTGCGTCATCTAAGGCGCGATGGGATTGATTCCATTCTTTATTGCACAGATGTTTGTACAATTCTGTCAATTTAGGATACTTTGTAACCTTCATAAATTGTTGCCCGATCTTCATTGTGCATACAAGTTCTTTCGTATACATTTGTCCAATGATTTTACGGCACTTTTCATAGTTTCGATATAGTTCGCTCAATAACACATTAAAATCAAAATCGATATTATGTGCAATTAGCTTTTTGCATGAATAAATGTCAACAATAAATTCTTTTAATACATCATTGAACGGTATTCCATATTCATCAATATCATCATTCGTAATGCCGTGAATATCAGAATTCGTTATAAGAATATATTCTGGGTGTTTGATGAGATGATCCACTTTTTTAATCACATTATTGTTTTTGTCCAACAGAAGGTATCCTATGTTTATCACACGACATGTATCATAGTTTGACACATTATATGGGTGAACGTTCCATTTCTTGGGAAATCCGGTTGTTTCAAGGTCAAATACCATGGCAGTTGGAAGACGTTCCATTTAAGATGCGTGTCCTTCAAAATGTGTTTGAACTCGAAAATGTCATTTTTTCCATATTATGGTTGTGATTTCAAAAATTTATTATAAATCTCCTAATCTTCATCAATGAGATTTTCGATGTTATTCAAGTACGAAATCATGTAATGATTGGAAACATCCCATATAGGTTTCCAATCCGTTTCCATTAATCTCGTACTTTCTTCAGTAAACGTTTTTGTATAGCCTAAGAATCCAAATGGAATCGTACAAACCACATCACCGTCGTTTTGATAATTTGTCACGATCAAACCTGTTTTAGATACAAGTCGGTTGAATTCTTTGTGAAACGTTTCACCCCCAATTTTTGGACATCCGAACACCACCAATTCCATGTTTGACGGAAGGGGAATATCATTAAGTTCAGATTGCTTACATAAATGGTATGCCAATAACGTAGCGCTTGCTGAACCCAGTGAATGACCACAAATAGTGACATTGTCAAACTCATCAAGACCTTTAAATATGTCGTATTGTTCCATACAATAATTAGCGTACCTGCGAAACCCCCTATGAATATCATCAGACTTGAAGGCGACAGAGATATTGTCTATCCAGTTAACAACAGTGTCAGTACCTTCGACGGCTATGTAAAGAGTATTTTTATATTTATTCATCAAAACGTCAGCTTTTTTGTAGTAAATATTTTTGCACATGTGTGCACAATGCAAATGATGTTTTTTTTCATTCGAATGGATTTTACGAACGAACGCTGGTTTTGTATTCATATAAGTTTTAGAACAAGACATGTACGACATTAATAAAATGTATATAAAAAATCAAAAGAAAAAACTCATCCATTTATCCTGAGTTTATGAGAAAAGCCATGAAAGCCATGAAAATGCTTTCTGAGGTTTTCGTGATTTCTTATCGTACGATTTGTTGTTTCGGTTTGACTGTTTTTTTGATTTTGAATTTGATTTGCGGTTTGTTGATTTCGTTTCTTCTGGTGGAATCAAAACATTTTCATTGTCTTTTACATTCGATATTTCAATAATAGTGTTGTCACTCACATCGACACCAGAACTATCTCCACCTTTTTTCAACTTATTCATTGTGATTTATGTATCTTTTTATTTTTTATTTTCATTCAATTATCAATTCCATGTTTCCAGAGCTGTTTATACCAAATTTGAATGAACCTGTTTGGTACATGATCGGATTCGTAACAGTTGTATCCGATGTCTTGAACCATGTTGAAATACTCATGTTATTTGGTGTTACTGTTTGTTCAGTAACAGTAAGTTTCTCCTGATTGGTAGAATCAAACTCCATCGCACCAGTACCTACTGGTGCGTCTTTGCTTATTTTAGGGTAAGACGACGTTCCTGAAGGTATCGCATTTGCACCACTATTCGCTTTGTTTGTGAATTCTACTGTTGTGTTTTTAACAGTCATGTTTGCTGTCTCAGACCCAGACGAAGAAGTGTTGTATGTGATGACGCTGTCTGCTGTAATATTTCCAACAGATATTGCAATTTTGCGATCATGAACTTCCGTCGCAGTATAAGCAGCTTCATAATCTGCTTTCGATACGGAAACGGTATCTCTGTAATATGTTACTACAACAAGAGGATCTGTAGGAATATTTATGATTAATGGTGCAGTGTTATTGTCATCTGACTGATAAAATGTATACGACGTGTTCTTATGTAATACGATTTGTGTTTGATCCACATTAAAATAAAATACATCATTAAACATAGTCACATCATATTCAAATACGTAACCTGTATCGAATGCCAAGTGAATGAGTTTTGTCGAGTTGGATACAATTTGATTAATGGTTTCGCTTTGAAGTTCCACGTTATATAGTCTGACATCATCTACATGAAGCGTTTGTGTATCCCCACCAGGTACATAGAGTTTACCACTGATAGCATACGGTGAGCCGCTATTATTTGAATCGGCGGTACACTCAATGGTATTTACAAATGCCTTGATTCTCTGTCCGTCAAATGAAACGATGATATTGTACCAGTTATCAATCACCAACGGTGTATCAATTGCAAATACATGATCTAAAGAATTCTGTGCACTGTTTGTTTTGTCTGTTTGTGTTACATGAATTTGAGAGCTTGAAACTCTAATGAAATCTTGTTTTAGATAGTTCCCACTACCGGAATCTATAAAAGACGAGTCAGTATACTGAATTAAACTAAATTCGTTAGCTAACCAGTCTGCAGTATTTTTGATGTAAACACTAAACGTGAATGGTTGAGAGAAATCAATCTTTTTCATTTCTACATATTCGATTGTTGTTGTGTCAATTGCATATGTGTTCACAACTCCATCCACAATGATATCATCCACTGTGGTTGTTGGCGCCGGAAATACGTACAAATGATTGTTGTTACCAGACGTATCATATCCCACAACGAGAGCGTCTGATGGGGAATTTGTATCTTCATCTAGTTTTTTCTGGAAAACAGCCACGACAGCAGCATCTTGAGTGGTTGGGTCTTCAATAATTGTTTCTTGTGGAACAACGTATGGGTCAATTTCCATGTTCATATCTACAAGCGAATAGTTGTATGTTAAATACTCGTTAGCTGCTGCAGCTTCATCATTTACATAGAGGTGAACAAAGTATGTTGTATCAAACTCTAATGCACCTTTTTCCCAAGCACTTCCATTGTATTTCATTACATGCGTAAAAATATAACTACCACCTGCTGTTACGTCAACAAATGAAGCTGTTGGCGGTTGATCTAAAAAGGATACAATAGCTCCTGAATTGTTTATATCTAACATAACATCTTTGGACACAGTATCTGTTGTATTAAACAATCCAATGTATACATTGAAAATCGAATGTTCATCTTTTACAAAAACACCTTCGAAAGACACATTCAATCCACCAATAACATGGGTTGATACAAACTGTGTTGCATCTATCATTGGAACAAGATTATCTACTGTTGTTATCTTTGACACAACATCATTTGTAGGATTCGATGTTGGCGATATTGAACCAGACACAAACATGTCAGTGCCGTTTTCAACGTGTTTCACTTCAGCGTGAACAGTATACGTTGTGTCAATGCTGAGCCCCTCTATGGTATACGTAGAATTCACGTTCAAAACATCCGGGGTGATGGAAAATACGTTTGATGAATTATCGTCAGTTGCATAAAACGTTACTACTAGTTCTGTGAGTGATTTACTCGTGTCTGTATAATAAGGATAGGACACAGAAGTCAATCCAAATGTTACGCTTGTTGGATATAATGAGATGACATCAAACGTTATGTTAGGGGCTGATGTTGATATATAAGTTGATGTTTGGATTTGAGACGTGACGCTGCCTGAAAAATCAATGGCAAAATTGAAATTCTGATCGGGTAAAATGGATGCAATCTCGGAGACAGGAATGTTCATTGTGTACGAATCTGGTGATGTATAGATTACGCCATATTTCTTCTCACTGCCTACTTCGGTACCAACAATTATTTGCGTATTTGTTGAAGATTTTGTAGAAGTAAAAGAAATTCTGATGGAATCACTTGATGTTGCAAATTGAGGATTTGACGTCGATGAATTAGCATTTACTACTGAGATATTTTGTGGATAGTCTTCGTGAGATTCTCCGAAAGATGGGTCTCGTGCTTCTCTAGACAGAAGCTTCACATCTCCTGTAATCGACATTGTGGCGAAATCAAATGAATTAGACCATTCGGGCTCATTTACCCACATGGATGAACCGAAAAACAACTTTCGATTGACTAACGAAATGTAAGGATTAGACAATCCTTGACTATTACAAATCAATGACGGAGTTTCGCTAGATAGTTTTGGTTTTCTATAAAGCATGATTCGTTCTGTGCTGTTATTGAAAATGTTATATAAGAGAGTGTATGTGTACTCCGTATTTGGTTGAATTGCAAGATTCGTGGGTAGAATCGTAGCTTTTTCAACTCCATCAGGTGTGATCGTTCCAATTACAACTTTTGAAGATCCAACAGGTCTACCTACTGTTATCGTAACTCCATACGAACCTCGCAAATGATATCCTAATGTGATATAGTTTTTGGGAAGAGTGGTATCTATAACCGAACCTGTTTCGATTAAACTAAATTCTAATGTAAATGGTGTATCAATTTCAAGTTCATCATTCAAATCTAAATAAATAAGGTCACTATATGTTGAGATTTCGTATTTACCATCTGCAGTAAAATCAGATTGCGCCAAGTTAGTGTTCGCGTTGATTTTCTTAAATCTTGCTACTGATTCACCACCAGATTGACCTAAGTTTGTTCTATCTAATACCCAAGTATATTCAGTAGACGACATTTATTATTATGTCATACAAAAAACGAAATTCTTATATTTATGAAGTAGATTGAATTAAATTAATTAATTTATGCTATCAAATACAGACTGTTTGAAACACACAATTGTATTCACTTCAAGAGTACTTATATTGTTTTCTTCAATAAATATCAAACTATCAGAAGTTAATGTTGCGAATGATGTATCAATATTTTCGATAAAAGAGTCATTCTCTACTACTTGTTTAACGTTTCCGTATTTAATATACAAATAAGTAAGTTTGTACAATTGAAGTAACCATCCATCTGCTTTGAATTTTTGGAACACGGTTTCAATATCGCCTGTATCTCCTGTTCCCCAACCAAAATCAGAACTAAAAATAGGTTCAACGAACGATGGGTCATTCACTGTGTTGTTCCATTCTGTGAGTTGAATACGTGGATATAAACCATAATCGGATGTGGATGATACTATAGTTTTAATATAACCTGTACCTGAATCGTTTAATTTATATACTGCGGTTTTTCTATCTAAAACTGTGTTTGGAATCAAATATTTATTCGAAAGACTAGCATCAAGAAAATAAGTATGGAATAGAGGGGCGTTGAAATAGGAAATGCATTCAATCACTGTTCTTGGTCCATTGATTTGTCTGACATTATCGATGTTGTTCATTCTTAAAAACGTTTCATCATAAATGAATAAATTTTTTCTAGGTTCACCGGCTATCTTGTTGTGGAAGCTGTTAAAGTCTGAAATAAGTTTTCGTTTGAAATAAGTTGATTTGGGATTGATTGTATGTATTGGGTAGAGTTGATTAAAATCTGTTTGGTTCGTACTTATAATGTAAGCATTTTCTGTTAACACTCCATTGAATATAAGCTTATCTGAAGAACTACTTAATTTTTGTGTACTTGAGTCTGTAGAGAATCCACCCACCGTGGAAATGGGAATGATGTCACGTTCGTTAAATTCATAAATCGCAAACGATTTGTCAAGAGTTTCGCCACTGCTATCATAAATATTATGGTTTACGCTAAACACTAAGGAACCGTTCAAGCGAATGATTGTACTTGTAGGTCCTAAATTCAATTTGAAATCACTGGATATGTCGCTAAATATACCACCGACGCTAGTACCACCACCTGCTTTACTCACAGCAGAAACAGCGTCTTTCATAGATTTCATTGAAGTACCATCTGCAAATTTCATTCCTTTTTCAGGGTCTGGTACCAATGCACCACCAGAAATGTTGAATGAAGTATTATCACCTGCACCTGAAGAACCAAGAGACACATTTTCTCCAAGAAAAATGGTGTTCGCACCTACATACATCGAACGCCATTTTTTCTCGGCACTACCCAAATCATATGTGTTGTTCACTTCGGGGATTAAGTGACTTTTCACAAATCCACTAACCGTCAAATCTGGACCTTGATCTATATTTAAATCATTAGAGAAACCTGACAATGGAATCACAGACGGATCTGATACAACCCAAGTCGGTAATGGTTCTGCTTGTAAATCATTAGAGAAACCTGACAATGGAATGACAGACGGATCTGATTCAACCCAAGTCGGTAATGGTTCTGCTTGTAAATCATTAGAGAAACCTGACAATAAGATTGTAGTTTGATCATTGTTTACCCAATTCGGTAAGGGTTCAAGGTTCATATCGTTTGTGAATGATGCCAATGTCAAATCGTTCGTCATGGACGACAATGCCAAATCGTTTGTGAATGAAGACAATGCCAAATCGTTACTGAAAGATGATAGTATTATATTCGATTGTTCATTATCAAACCATACGGTGTTTGAACCAGTAAACAAAGTCTCTAATTTTATACCTTCTGCAGTTAAGTTTAAATCATCAACGAATGTTGATAAGGGGACTTTGTGCATTTCAAAAAGATTCGATGCGTGTCCGTCCCATACGTAATCGCTACCGGTTGAGATACCATCGAAAATAATACCGTTTCCTATTGTTGTATCTACTGTGATACTCTTTGCATCTGTGATTCTACCATTTGTCATTGTAATTATTCCATCCGATAATGTAGTGGAAGTAGTCTTACCAACTACTTGCAATTCACTTGTTGGATTACTTGTACCGATACCAATGTATTCTTGTGTTAAACCCTCCGTACCCCAGTACAATGCGTTGTTATTTTTAAATAAATATCCCATATTGCTACTTGGAGGATTTGCATCCAACACCGATTGTAAAGCAGTAGTATAAACGTTGTGTGAATATGAAGGATCATTGAACAATTGTCCTTTGCCAAATGTGGCTACTAATTGTGTGGCTGATAAATTTGGATCTGTATTTTCAGTGTATTTCACAAGTTCAAGGAGCTTCGTAGTTTCATTTATTCTGAAAGAATATCCCAATAACTCCGAAGCACTTATTGTTTTCGTAATATTCAGATCAGGTGTAAAGACATTTCCATCAATCTTCACATTTCCAGTTGTGTAAAAATCAGAATGAACCGTCACCTCGTCCGTAGAAACCAGTGTTAATTTCTTGTCAATGGAATCCATGTAAATTCTGTTTGCATCTCTGGTTAACTGAGCGTCTCCCAATATAACCGTCGCATTCAAGTCAGTTGGAGTTAAAGCTATCGCCTTGGAAGAACCACTTGAAGCCTCGAAATTATAAATATTTGATGAATCTACACCAAGACGGGATGAAGAAGATAAATTCAATGCATCGTTTCCATCAATCCCTCCACCATTCACAGTAAACTTAATTTGACCGTTAGTTCCTAGATTTAAATCTACATTCACATCTGGTTCTAAACTATCGTTGATAGCATAAACACCCTGAGTGATAATATTATTGATTATGAAAGCACCTCCATCAGTATCATACTCTGTTGTCATACCATTTAAAATGGGCATTTTTTAGTTGTAATCAGATAATATCAACTTAACGAATAATTAAAGGTTTCTGCTCTCAATTTATAAATTTGAATCTTAATGTTGTTATTCAAAAAATAAGAGTCGATGTTGGAATGTTTATATTTTCTTTTTATCCGTTAATTAAATAGCAAAGGTTTCACAATGAACGGTGGAGGGTTAAAAAAAATCACAAAGCTTGCTTCAAAAGGTAAACGAAAGCTTTTAAACAAATCAAAAAAAATTAAAAATTCATTTGTTGAAGGAGGAATCGGATTAAAAAATTCATTGTTAAGCGCTGGAATGGGGTTGCGAAGTTCGTTAAATGACAGAATGACACAAATCGGTATAGGAACGTACGTTAGCAGATTCATTTCGTTGATCACGGTTCAGAACATTATTGCGTTATGTGTAATTGCACTTCTTGTGCTGTTGGTGATATACTACTACAAGTTCAAAACCATGTTCACGTTTCGGTTTTTTACACCTTCGTATGTCATCAACATCGAATATTACAATACTCAATTTGCTGGAAAGTTAACCGATCTGATCTTGGAATTTGAATATTTAAGATTAAATCAATTTGAATACGACATTGTGGAGGATATATACACCAAAATATTGAATGATGAAATGGCGGGCCTTTTCGCGGAAATTCATACAATCTTAGAAAAACATGGAATCACTGTGGATATGACAAAATTTATTGACACCAATGACAAGATGGTTAAGTTTTTCAAGAAACGATTTACACATTATCGGAAAGAAATCCCAGATGAGGAGATTCTAGATGATATTCAGCTCATTTTTGATACCATGGAAACCATCATTTCAAAAAAAAAAAGAGTTGAATACGTATGCAGAAACCGAAAGTATCCTAAACTATATTGATTTTCAAAATTTAGACATCGAAGCGTTTCAAGACAATAAGCTCTTCAAAGATTTCAGTGAGTTTTTTGATGTGAGTCTATATGAAAGGTATTTGATTGTGCGAAAGAATTACTCGAATAAAAACGTAGAGTATTTGGATAACGCATTACTTGATGACTCATTCAAACAACTTGTTAATGCCAAGAATAAAAGTACGGATAAATATGTTCAAACCATAACGAACAGTATGTTGAAAACGAGCCGAGCCGTGTTTGGTGAATCGAGTTCACATGGAGAAGAATTTGAATCCATAATCATTGAACTCGCAGAAATGTACAAAAGCGCAGATTTCGTTGGAATGTCTGAGACATGCTATCCGAAATTCGAAGAGTTCTTATACACATCCACTTTACCCAGAAACGGTGTGGTTGTATCTTCTTTCGAACCCATTACACAAACCGAGTTGTTAAATAAATTTCATCGCGTTATGGATATAACCAATCTCATCATGTATGAAAAAGTAATCAACACAGCGATGGATTTCACACTTCATTACATGCTTGACGAAGATCCCCAAAAGTACGATAAATTAACAAATTATGCCAAGTTTTTTATCACACTGAATGAGTATGCAATATACCAAGAAAACCATTTGGAACGACTAGACAGGTATAACAGAAGTCGTTGGCCACAGGTTAAATCACTTGAAAAAATATACCAAAATAAATTTGACACAATAAAACGAATTTTTATAGAAGAAAACATTCGCGATCAATGGAAAGAATACGTGCGTGCTAAAATGCCTCCTCTTTTTGCACCGATTGTTCATAGCATCGATAGATTGTTAGATATTGGAAATTTAGCGAAACTCGTTATCTAATTTGCAATATGATTTTCTGATATATAGTAACGACACGAAAAAATAAAAATGGGGTTCCCTGGATTCAAAATCCCAACACCAAAGATACCTGGTTTGGATGCCATCATGGGAGGAATCGGTTCATTGCTGAAGTTGATATTTGAATTATTTCCAAAACTGTTCAGGGTGTTACAGGCTATCATTTTCGCCATCAAATCTCCGATGGACGTTGTGAAACTGATCGGAAGATTGATTGTGTTCTTGATTATGGTAATATTTTCAATATGTTGGACAATCATTTTGAAGACCATCTTTGTATTTTTCCTGATGATTTTCGGAAGCGTAATAAACACCATTTTGTTCATTATCATGTCGGCGTTTTCGGTTCTGTTATACGCAGTCGATGTAAAACTTTTCAGAGGCTGGTTGTATCCAATCTTGTACTACACGATCACTGCTACAGAAAACTCTCCAGACGCATGGTTCGAAACAAACGGATATCAGGTTAAAAACTCATCCGAACGAAAGGTGATGTCGTGGTGGCCTTGTTTCAATGGATTTGTTCCAGACAAACGATATGCGAATCTCATATGCAAACCAACAAATTCACACGTACCCAATTTTTGTCCACAAGCAAACTTACAACGACTGAATCGAAACAAACGAACCAGTTCGTTACTAGTACCGAAGAAATTTGAACCTGATATGTTGTTTTTGAACTCGAGTACGCTTCAGAGAAAGGTCATGATTAATCAACGTGAGCGTGAACTAAAAAAATATCATGACAGTTGTACTGATTATATGGATCCATACAATCCACTGTCCAAAAACATTTGTACTGGGCTTGATTTATATTCTGGAAGCAACCGGAAAAAAATAAACGATGTTTGTTATACAACGTATTGTTCGAATGGAAAACGCGAGATGTTTTGCAACAAACTGTCAAAACCGGTAAGAGCCACAGAACCCTACGAAAATGAAACGTCACACAGTTTTCCACAAACGGTTGCATTTAATGCGCTGTTCTTGATGGTTTTAATAGGACTGATTAACTCCATCACGAAATTTACAACTAATTCTATGTAAGTCGGTTCTTTATTTAAAGTTTAAATCATTAGTATGAGTATACAATATCAAGTATAATGAGTCGTCCAACAGATACATATGATGTGATCGACGAAGTTATTGAAAACGTAGAACACGGAGACGTTATCGGCAATTGTAAGTGGTTTAACAAAAAGCTCGGGTACGGGTTTATCACTGTGTACACGGGTGAAAACAAAGGACGAAACATTTTCGTCCATCATTCTGGAATCAAACCTCTGAACAGTCATTTCAAAACACTACGCAAAGGTGAATATGTTCATTTCAACATCATTGAAGGAACAAATGGACCACAAGCCGTTTCCGTAACCGGAATTTGTGGAGGTCCTCTAATGTGTGACAACATTGAACGTCGTGATTACAAAACGTCCGAAGAGCGAACACAGTTTTCAAACGTAACACCAAAGTTGGATTGACTATATTTCAAGTTGATTCAAATTTTCAAAATGATTTTTGAACTTTTAAAAAAAGTGTATCAAAACAATATTTGAATTCGATATCATTTAAATTACATAAAATACAATGCATTCGTTTTTTAACCGAAATCGAAATATTTTTTATAGAGAAAATTTAAATTAAAATAATATTTAAATATAAATGGACTATACATCAATTTCACTCATTTTGATCTTAATTTCTTTGATACTAGTATTACTAGTATCGTTTTGTGTTAAACAACATAAAACGATTGAAAACTTCCGGTATACTTTAGGCGATTTGAATTCCTGGGCTAATGACGTTTCTCCAAAAACTCCACTCAATACTTGGTGTAAAAACGCATATGCAAAAGGTGATGACCTTAAAATTGGTCAACATTGTGTAGCTAATTGTGTCGGTGTCAACAGTAATATCAACAGTCAATCTAGTTGGTTTTCTGGTCCTAGAATTAGGCAAACAGCTTCCAACTTAGTTTGGGAAAATGCATCTAATAATACTACTAATGAATGGAATCCTCAACTCTCAAAAATAAACTATTGTGATAATGTACAAATTATATAAATGTATGTTTTCATACTACTCAATATCAATTGGATTAAATACTGTCGTCTCCCGTTCGTTATTGTAGAACAAGTGTTTCACGCTCAAGAGAGACACCGGTTCGTCCTTTAGTGCGTACTCCAGGTGCGTGCGCAACACGTTCATCCGAGTGCCGACGGCTGGATTCATCGCTCGACCATTTTTTTTGTATTTGTCCGGGTTGTAGCGGACAAACTTCACTGGAAGTCCCCCGAAACTCTGGAAGATATTCACCATGCGCGTACACTCACACTCCTCTGCGCGTTCGCGATGCTGATGTTCGTCCACCTCCAAGATGACCACATGGGTCCCACAATCGAACACAAAGTCAGGTCGCTCCTTCCCACATTCAGCGTGTTCAATCACCGTGTCACAAGAGTCATATTTGAATCCATTGTTGTCCAACCAACGCTTCACGAAGTTTTGTTTCGCCAAACGCGTCTTGTTGAACATGTCCGGCTCGCAAAACTGACACAACGAGTTCTTGTTCAAAATGTTCATCAAACGACAAGACGCACACTCCTTCTCCATCCAGTTGATGTGTGTGCTGGGATCACAATGCGACTCGCAAAATTCAGCTCGAAACGTTCCGTACAGTGCATATTCCTTACACTTCTTCTCACCACAACGTTTGTTCGGATTGACTATCATTCCAGATTTCTTGTGTGTATTACACCAGGCCGCATTTTGTCCCGGAATGTTGTATCTCGAGCGTGTCTCGCACCCCGGATGTTCGCACGTTTTGCTTACGACATTCACCATCCCGGTTTCTTTGTGGAGGAAACAGAACCGACCTTTCGTCTCACCGGCTTGGTTGTAGCTCGGTAAAGTCGCGCACCCAGGATGTTCGCACGTTTTGCTTACGACATTCACCATCCCGGTTTCTTTGTGGAGGAAACAGAACCGACCTTTCGTCTCACCGGCTTGGTTGTAGCTCGGTAAAGTCGCGCACCCCGGATGTTCGCACGTTTTGCTTACGACATTCACCATCCCGTCGTGTTTGTGATTGAAACAGAACCGACCTTTCGTCTCATTGGGTTGGTTGTAGCTCGGAAGTGTCTCGCACCCCGGATGTTCGCACGTCTTGTCTTTGACATTCATCATCCCGTCGTGTTTGTGTTTGGCACAGAACAGACGTTTCGTCTCACCGGCTTGGTTGTAGGCCGGTTGTGTCACACACCCCGGATGTTCGCACGTCTTGTCTTTGACGTTCATCATCCCGTCTTGTTTGTGCTTGGCACAGAACCGACCTTTCGTCTCATTGGGTTTGTTGTAGTTCGGTATAGTCGCACACCCCGGATGTTCGCACGTCTTGCTTACGACATTCATCATCCCGTCTTGTTTGTGCTTGGCACAGAACCGACCCTTCGTCTCATTGGGTTTATTGTAGATCGGTTGTGTCTCGCACCCCGGATGTTCGCACGTCTTGTCTTTGACATTCATCATCCCGTCGTGTTTGTGATTGGCGCAG